CGGCGCTTGGATGGTATTGATAAATATGGTGAACGATCAGATAGACTTTTTATCGTTCCCCTGCCGAATAGTGGTGGCCCATTGCCACTTGTTCAAAATATAAACGGAAAGTTAATGCCGTCTGAAAACTGGGAAATGATAAAGGCCCAATTGAAACAGATTTATGATTTGAAATTGGTGATATTTGATCCTCTCGCAAGCTTTATTCAAGCAGACATTAATGCAGATCCGATGGTTGGCGCTTTTGTGACAGGCATGTTTGCCTCGCTGGCGACTGAATTGAATTGTGTGGTGATTTTATGTCATCACATGAAGAAATCAAAAGATGAAATATCGACGTCAGCAGAAGCTAGGGAGGCGATTCGCGGATCAACGGCGCTGGTTGATGG